ATCTAATGTTCCTTATGATCCAGCGCACAAGGTAGACACCTGGTGGGATCTTGGGATTGGTGACTCGACATCGATTTGGTATACCCAGACGGTTGGCAGGGCTGTGCATGTTATAGATTATTATGAAAATAGAAATCAGGGGTTGCCGCATTACTGTCAGATTCTTAACTCAAAGAATTATTTATATGGTACGCATAACGCGCCGCACGATATAGAGGTGCGTGAATTGGGTAGTGGTAAGAGCCGAAGGGAAGTAGCCTGGGATCTAGGGTTAAATTTTAGGGTGGTTCCCAAGCTTCCTATAGAGGATGGGATACATGCCGCGCAAATGTTGATACCTAGGTTGTGGTTTGATCGTGAGAAGTGCAAGCAGGGTTTAGAGTGTTTGCGCCAGTATCATAGGTCTTATAATGATAGGACAAGATCATTTAGGGCTAATCCGGTGCATGATTGGTCTTCTCATGCGGCTGATGCGTTTAGGTATTTTGCTGTAGGTCTTAGGGAAAGTGGGCCAACAATGAGGGCTCCACAGATGCAAGCAATGTCAGACTATGATCCGTTCGCAGCTTAAATATAAGATTGCCAGGTATACTGACGCTGCTGAGGTAACAGAAGTTTGTGCAATGTTTCAGGCGGAAAGCTGGCAAAAATTTGCAACATTTGATTTTGATATAATGCAACAATGGATAGAAGAAAGAATTGATACAGATGACAGTGATATTTTTACTGCATGGGATAATGATTTATTAGTTGGATGTCTTGTAGGAATGGCCTATTACTACCCATATTCAAAAACACTAGTCGCCGGTGATTATATCTGGTATGTTATCCCTGAGTATCGAGGCGGCATGGTAGGGGTGCGGTTGATGAAGATGTTTGAAGAATGGGCGCGAGGCGTTGGTGCGGTTAATATTTGTACTGGGGCAACATCTGGCATAAATAGTGAAAGGGGCGCGTTACTATTGCAGCGCCTGGGTTATAGTCCGGTAGGACTTTCTATGCAGAAGGATTTAATATAATGGGTGGTTTTTGTAGTGGGCCAACGCCAAGTCAGCAACAAGACATAGACACTGGAAAATTTTCTGGTTCTTCAGCGCCAAAAAATTCAGCGCTTGATGATATACAAATGGATTTAGGTATGAAACCTAAAAACCAAGCATACTTTCGTGATTTAGAAGATCGGCAAAAAAGATCTCAAGAAGCTATGGATAATCTTGGAAAAGATATTTTTGGCAGACCTGCTTCTGATGATAGTCCGGCTCCAGCGGCTACGCCAACACCAGAAATACCGCCTGTAGCTGAAGCACCAGAAGTTCCGGAAGCGCCAGGAATGGTAACTGGTGAAGTGCAAGCTCCTATTAAAGAAGATGAAGAAACCGGTGTTGGCACTGCTGCTAGTGGGGAAGCTGAAGCTGCACAAATTGAAGCAGAAGCAGGTGGAGAAGCTGAAAAGAAAGTTGCAGGTACAGCAAAAACAAGTAGGCGCAGTACAGTAAAAACAACGGCTCAAGGATTGTTAGCAGAAGCACCCACACGTAAAAGAAGATCTCTTATGGGTAAAATGATTGCATGATGTACGGCAAAAAGAATATCGCCGGTGAAATGGGGGCTCGCGCATCTCAACCAGCAAAGCGCCGCGCTGACATGACTGTTGATCCATTAGAAAGATTAAACCAAAAAATGGCTGGGCGCACACATGGTGGTTTAGCTATGGGTAAAGATAAAAAAAAGAAAAATCCTTCTTTAATGAATAGTATTGGAATGATGTAATGGTACAAGTAAATCCGCTTATTGCACAGTTAGACCGTAGGTTTAAGACGTTACAGACGCAAAGATCTAATTGGGAAAAGCATTGGCAAGAGCTTGCGGATTATATGTTACCGCGAAAAGCAGACATCACAAAGAAGAGAACCCAAGGGGATAAGCGAACTGAGTTAATTTATGACGGTACAGCCGTACACGCTGTAGAATTACTTTCGTCCTCTTTGCATGGTATGCTCACTTCTCCTAGCTCCCCTTGGTTCTCGATGCGATACCGTGATCCAGGATTACAAAATGATGACATGGCTAATGAGTGGTTAGAGCTATGCATGGATCAAATGTATAAAGCTTTTAACAGATCAAATTTTCAACAAGAAATACACGAGTTATATTATGACCTAGTTGTTTTTGGTACGGCTGCTTTAATGGTTGAAGGTGACAAGGATGGCATTAGGTTTTCTGCGCGTCACATTGCAGAGATAACTGTAGCTGAAGACGCGAATGGCCTTGTTGATACAGTGTATAGAAAATTTAAAATGAGCGCTCGTGCAGCAGCACAAAGGTTTGGCGAAGATAAATTACCGCAACAAATGTCTAAAGACATAAAAAATGATCCCCACAAAGAACATGAGATTGTACACGTTGTATTTCCAAGAGGTGAGTCAAAAACAAAACTAGCTAAAGGTAAACCTATTGCATCTGTTTATTACCACGCTGATTCAAAGTCTATGTTGTCAGAAAGTGGTTTTGATGATTTTCCGTTTATGGTTCCACGTTTTGTTAAAGACAGTGTAAGTACTTACGGTAGATCTCCAGCTATGAATGCGCTGCCTGATGTTAAGATGGTTAACAAAATGTCTGAGACAACAATACGTGCTGCTCAAAAACAGATTGACCCACCGCTAATGGTTCCGGATGATGGTTTTGTATTACCGGTAAGAACAACGCCAGGCGCACTAAACTTTTTTCGTACAGGCACAAGAGACAGGCTAGAGCCGTTGCAAATCGGCGCTAACAATCCGTTAGGTTTAAACATGGAAGAGCAAAGGCGCAATGCAATACGCCAGGCTTTTTATGTTGATCAGTTGCTTATGTCACAAGGCCCAGCCATGACTGCGACTGAGGTGTTGCAACGTAATGAGGAAAAAATGAGGCTTCTCGGACCTGTCTTAGGCAGGTTGCAATCAGAACTGTTGCAGCCTCTAATCTCTCGGTCTTTTGCGTTGCTGCTCCGGAATGGCCTCCTCCCTGCTGCTCCGGAGCAACTACAAGGTCAAGACATCGACATTGAGTATGTGTCACCATTGGCAAAAGCGCAAAAACTTACAGACCTTCAGTCTATGCTCAGAGGGTTTGAGGTTATGATGCAGGTAGCAGAAATAGCACCTGTTATGGATTATCTAGACAGTGATAAGCTTGTGCAGTATTTGGTTGAGGTAACAGGTTTACCTGCGCGTGTTATTAGAAGTGATGAAGAAGTAGCGAAAATGCGTAGACAGCAAGCGCAAGTTGCTGAACAACAAGCCGCAATGCAGCAACAAATGATGCAAGCAGAACAGGCTAATCAAGTTGCGCCATTAGTTAAGGCAGTAGGTGGTTTAGAGCAGTGAAGCAATTAGAAGAATTAAAATTATCTTATCGCCGCACGTTTAATACAGATGACGGTGAAAAAGTATTAAAAGATCTCAAATCAAGGTTTGGTTATGAGACAACGACATTTTCGGGCAACCCACATGAAAGTGCATTTAACGAGGGCCAGCGAGCAACAGTGTTGTTAATTGTCCGAATGCTGGCTGAAGGGAAGGAACCGCAATGAGCGAAGAGGCAATCCAAGATACAGGATCTCAAGAAGGTGCAGTAGCAGATGCAGCACCGGTTAGTTTTTTAGAAACACTAGACGAGCAATACCGAAACGAACCAATGTTTAGACACATAACAAGCGCAAACGATATGGCAAAAGGTTACGTGAGTGCGCAACGTATGATAGGTGCAAACAAAGTTGCTATACCTGGTAGTTCGGCAACTGCTGACGATTGGCGAGAAGTATATACACGGCTTGGGGCTCCGACAGAAGCTAATCAGTATGATCTTGGTAAGGATATTCCGTTAGAAGATTCATACGTTAACTCGTTTAGAGAGCATGCTTTAAATGCTGGTCTTAATGGTCAACAAGCAAATGTAATGATGGATTTTGTTAAATCTGCTGTAACAAATATGAATGACAATTTTTCTCAAGGCACAGAGGAAGCGCAGTATTCTGCTGAACAAGAATTAAGACAAGAATACGGTCAAGCTTTTGAGCAAAGATTACAGGTTGCACAATTAGCTGCAAATCAGTTATTAGGCGGCACGGAAATTTTTGATGAAATAAAACTTGCAGATGGGCGAATGTTGGGCGATCATCCAGATATAATACGGATGTTTTCTAACCTTGCTACGCAAATTGGAGAGGATAATATTGAGGGTACACCTACGGAAATGATTATGACACCAGAGGAAGCAAACAGACAACTTGCTGACATCACTAGACTTGATGGCCCATATGGTGATAGAATGCACCCACAACACGATGAGTACGTGCAAACAGCGTTACGACTTCGTGATTTCTTATAGTGGATAACCGAAAGGCCCACTA